TGTTTGTTTAATTTCCATAATAATATTATCTTTTTGTTCCAATTGAAGCTTTAATTCATTTGTTTCTTCTTCTACTATTTCATGTAATGTTTCTTCTAATTTCATATAATATTCGTGAATTTCCGATGCCTTTTTTGTTTGAGCTTTTAAACATAATGATTTGAAACATTTAATAGTTAAAAAATATTTTTTTATATTTTGACCGCCATTTTGTTTAATAACTGTTTCTAAATCCGTTTTACCAAATTGTAGATCAAATTTATAATCCATATTATTCGTAAAATGTTTTTCTAATAACGACAATGCTTTTACTTTTTGGTTAAATCCTAACCATCTCCATATATCATCTAAATCAACAACGAAATCTATATTTTTATCGTAATTTAAGTAGCAATAAAAACTGCTTACAAATAAATGTTGTTCATTTTCAGTAAAATTTTGTTGAATTTTTTTTAACAATTTATTGTTATATGTATTTGACAACTTTGTGATTGGGTTTTTTTCAATAAGGTCAATAATATTTAACTCTTGCATCTTATTATAGTTAGTTATATGAAATAGTCTTTAAGTTGTTTAAAAGTGTTTATATATCTAGAAAGCGATAAATTATAAAGAAGCATAGGTCAAAAATATTGCTTTCCCATTAGGGAAAGCGGATTTTACCATTTATTTGCCTTTTTAACACTGATTTTTTGTCCCGCTCCACGTTTTTTCACAGCACCAGGGTCATATTTTTCATCTTCGTCGTCAGAGTTAATTCCTTTTGACAATTCCCAAAACTCTTTTGAGCCCAATCTGAAGTCATTATGGTTATCTGCCTTATACCAAAACACTTGATCTTGTAGTTTATTAGACTTTGAGTTGTTATTTATGACTAAACACTCATAATTTTCAGTGCATTGATCCATTACCTGACAAAAGCTCTCAAATGTTGGGAACATTCCAGCATAATTTTCATAAATACGCTTTCTATTTGCGATATAATTTTCTCTCAAAATGAAGACGTAATCAATGTTAGTTCTGAGTGTGGGAGGGATACCTAAAGGATATTGCATTGTGATGACCAACATGACCTTCCAATGTCTGCCATTCATAAACAAAAGCCGCATCATCTTGTCACGCGTCCATGTCGCATCGTATAAACAATCATCTAAAATGACGAATGCACGTGGGTCAATGGTACTTCTTTTATATAATTCAACTTCTTTTTTAATTTGTTTCAAAACGGTGCGTTGTCGTTTGAGTATATTTTCAATGATAGCCGTATTATATTCTGTATGAACGAATAATTTTGGAACCATTTTTCCATAAAATCCGTTTCCTTCTTCAGTTCCTGAAATGACAGTTCCAATAGGTATTTCTTGTTGATAATAAAGCAAATCTCTAACCAAAAATGATTTTCCAGTATCACGTTTTCCGATTAAAACGATAACAGGGCCTTTGTTTTCTGTAGATTTAAAACTAATACTTTTCATATCAAACTTTTTAAGTTCTAATGTCATTTGTCTAATATTTATATTTTTATAATTTTAGATTAACGCAGAAAATATTTAGTAAAAGGTAAATAAATAAGTTAATAAATAAATAAGTTAAAAAAACATATAATTTATATATTAAATACCTAATAATGATTGAACTCAAATATCAAAAAAGAAAAAACTCAGAACTTTTTAAAAGTTTAGAAAGTTCCAATATTTTATTTCTTTCTAAAATTCAAAATTATATACCTATTTATAACAGATTTTTTTCATTAAACAAAACAAATTTTAATAATATAAATCTCAATCACAATTGGTATATTTCGGACATTAATAGTGAAGAGTTAAAAGATAAAAGTATAAGAAATACTCAAATATATAGTTGCATAATTAAAAATATTAACACACAAAAAATTAAATATAAAAATATATTTTTTAAATTAGCACCTCTTATAGACCCATATAAATTATTGGTAGGTAAATATTGTTTTGACGAAAAATTATTTAATTTACCTAATATAGAATCAAACGAGACAAACACATTAAAAAAATATATGGATACCAATAACTCTGCTTATGTTGATGGATTTTTTTTATATTTAAATAGTATTTTGATTTATACATACAAATTTTACCACGGCGTAGATTATTATGGCTCATTTTTAGCTGTTAAAAATAATTTTACTATTAATGTAGTTGATGAATTAGATTATTTAAACAATTCAGAGTATTTTAATAAAAATAAAAATGTATTATTTACTATTGATGATTATGAGCACTTGCTTGATAATGAAGAAATTAAATTGACGCCACTTAAAATAGATTATAATTCAAGTGTTAAATCTAATGTTTCTGTAAAATCAATTAATAATGATATTTTTGAAAATGTTTTTTCTGAAAATGAACCTCAAGTCCATTTAAAATTAACTCAGGAACTTATTGAAGTAATAAATGACAATAGTCAAAATGATTTCAAAGACACCAATAATGTAACTTTAAAATCAAGCTCTACTTGTTCTTCAAGAAGTTCTTATACTGAAGAAGGCGATACTTGTGAAAATTGCGATGATTTATCTGTTAAAAATGAAAATGAAGATAATAAAGAACAAGATGAAAATGAAGGCATTGGTGAAGATGACGAAACAGAAGTTTGGGAAGAAGAAACGGAAGAAAGTGAAGTTGAAGAAGTAATAAATGTTACAATGCCTGCTTTTCCGGTTCAAGCAATTTGTATGGAATGCTGCGAAAATACGTTTGATAATCTTATTTTAACAAGTGATTTAACTCCTGAAGAATGGTTGTCGGCTTTTATGCAGATAATAATGATTTTAATAACATATCAAAAAGCGTTTGCTTTTACACATAATGATCTTCACACGAATAATGTAATGTATAATAGTACAGAAAAAAAATATATTTATTATTGCTATAAAAAAAAATATTATAAAGTTCCAACATTTGGCAGAATTTTTAAAATAATTGACTTTGGAAGGAGCATATATAAATTTAATGGAAATTTATTTTGTAGTGATAGTTTTCAGCATGGAGAAGATGCCGCATCACAATATAATACAGAACCATATTTTAACGATAAAAAACCACGATTAGAGCCGAACTTTAGTTTTGATATTTGTCGCTTAGCTTGTTCTATATTTGATTATTTAGTTGAAGATATGGATGAAATAAAAGATTTAAATAAGTGTGACCCTATAAAAAAATTGGTTGTAGAGTGGTGTTTAGATGACAAAGGGATAAATATGCTTTATAAAAATAATGGGGTAGATAGATATCCAGAATTTAAATTATACAAAATGATTGCACGATGCGTCCATAATCATACGCCTCAGTTACAATTAAACAGACCAGAATTTAAACAATATCTAACTATTTTTAAAGAAAAAGTTCCTGAAGATATAATAAATATTGATAAAATTCCATCATTTGTGTAAACAATAAAACGACAAATACAATAAAAATAATAAAAATAATAAAAATAATAATATAATATAATAAAATGTCAAATATTCAAAAAGTATATGGTTTTATTATATTAAGGCACGTTAATTCAGAAAAAACAAATAAATATTGGAACAATGCTGTAAAATGTATAAGAAGATTTTATCCTCAAAAAAAAATAGTTATAATAGATGATAATAGTGATTATAGTTTTGTGAAAGCTGAGTTTGATTATAAAAACATCCAAATAGTTCAATCTGAATTTCAACGTAGAGGAGAGTTGTTGCCATATTTTTACTATTTAAAAAATAAATATTTTGACAATGCCATAATAATTCACGATAGCGTATTTTTTCACAAAAGAATTAATTTTGAAAAACTTATTGGTTTAAATGTTGCACCACTTTGGTTTTTTCCTGCTGACAAAGAAAACATAGAAAACACATTAAGAATTTCAAATTCTTTAAAAAATTCACAATTTATCCAAAATAAATTATTAAATGATGATTTACTTGCGATAAAAAATTTAAAATGGTATGGATGTTTTGGTGTTCAATCATTTATTAATCATACATTTTTAGTTAGTTTGGAAGAAAAATATAAAATTACTAATATGATTAATTCAGTAACAACAAGAGCAGATAGATGTTGTTTAGAAAGGATATTTGGTTGTATGTTTTTTACAGAATATCAAGC